AAGAAATTTTCGGATTCTTGAATTAGAATTTTATCGCCACTTACTAGAGTTTTAAATTGTAAGTCGTTATTGACCTTCGCCTTAAATATGCCGGCAGCATTACCAACATTGGATGCAGTAATAGTAAGTCCTGCATTAAGGTCAGCAAAGTTAGCATTAACCTTCTGGAACGCTGTTCTTAGATCATCACCAAGACCATCGTTTACTAAGTTTCCTACATTAATTGTTTGTATGTCTGCCATTTTGCTTCCTATATACTATATTTACCTTACCATACTATTGCATTTGCTTGGAAGGTATTACCTATAGACGATCCTATCATACATCTATATCCGCCACCGTTTTTAGCATACAATGTCAATACTGTTGCACTTGTTGTTCCTGGAACAAACGCATATGAGTATGAGATAGGAAACGTAGCATATGTGGTTGATTGATCGTCCATTAAAATTTGTGTTAGTTCACTATCAGTGACTGCTACTCCGTCTTGATATAATTGTAAATTTAGATTTGAGTCGCTTTCAGTATCTTTAGATACTGCATTAAAATTAAACGTAACAAAAACCGGAGCAGTGACTGAACTTGGAGTAACTGTAATTGTAAGTGCTGTTGCTGTATAACTAAAGGAAGTGGTAAGTTCTTGTTGTGATGCTATTATTTTATCGCTGACCACAGTCGGTGCTGGAGCACTCGTTAAGAATCCACTATCATTTGTAAGATCGCTTGTTGCTGTAGGAATAGTTGGAGTTCCTGATAATGAGGCGTATGCACCATCGAACAGTGTTGGCTTATTCTGTATGTCGTTATAATCAATTACTGATGAAACACTAGCACCACCCACAGTAAGATCGCCGCCCGAACTAACACCCAGTGAAGTGTTGCCTAGGAAGATTGTGTTGTTGCTGATGTATAGATCCTTGAATCTCTTTGTTGCTGATCCCAGACTGCTGCCTAGGTCAGTGCTTGGAACAACATCACCGCCCACCGTTAGATCGCTTGATACCGTTACAGCCTGATCAATTGTGATTGCACTGGAATCAGTGGTAGTCATCACACTACCTGTAAATTCAAATGCTCCTAGGTTGAGACTGTTATCATCTAGTCCTAATGCAGTATATAATTCCGTAAAGTTTGTGTTAATCTTGTTAAACGCTGTGCGTAGGTTATCACCCGTTCTGTCGTTTGCGCTAGTTCCGATGTTTACTGTTAGTTTAGCCATCTTACGCTCCTGTTCCACCGTTTAATACTTTGACAACGGCTGCTAGTCTATCCAGCGCCTCCCCTACCGTGGTCGGAGCGTCTCCATCCCAATCGCCTGGCGTTGCAGGATCATATGCAAGTGTTCCATCAACTGCATTTACAAGTAAAGTAGAGTTATCAGCAAATACTGAACCTATGACATCACCAATGTGTGTTCCTCTAAGAACACCACTAACCGCATCTACTAATTGTGTTGAATCATCTGCAAAAACAGATCCTGTTACATCACCTGTGTGGTAACCCGTGGTATTACCCGTAACACCACCCGATGCAACAATGTTTCTATTTGCATTAATTGTGTATCCAGCACCTGCTGTTAAATCTAAATTGGCTGATGCAACAATCTGTATAGCACCTGGACCAGTAGAGCCACCATTTGCAATAGTAAGGTAACCGTCATATCCAGCCATCCAAGTTTGGTTTCTTAGTGTTCCATAGAAGTCACCGTATATTTCACCTTCAACGGCATCAACAAGTTTTGTTGAATCGTCTCCAAATACTGAACCCTTAACGTCACCTGTATGATAACCTGTTGTATCTCCAGTTACATTTCCTGTAACGTTTCCTGTAACGTTTCCTGTAACGTTTCCTGTAACGTTTCCTAAAACATCACCAGTTAAGTCACCAAAGAATCCTCCCGATGCATACATTTCGTTTTCAACGGCATCAACCATTTTGGTTGAGTCGTCTGCAAAAACTGAACCAGTAATATCAGCAACACCACTAAATGCTATGGTAACTTCATCGCTTCCTGCATCACCTGACAGTGCAATACCATTTCCTGAAACAAAGTTAAGCGTTCCCGCAACTGAGTTAGCCTCAATTGCTGGACCCATGCTTCCATCAACATCCACAAATCTAAATGCATTACCTGCCGGTGCAGCATTTGTAATGGTAACGATACCAGTTGCAGCATCTGTAAATACTGTAAGTGCCGCAGATCCAGGTTGTATTTCTAATACACCTGTGTTAGTAACCTTAAGATTATTTCCTGTCGAACCGCTTATGTTAATACCAGCACCCTGTGTTCTACCACTCGGTAATGCTGTTACATTCTGTAAACTTCTAACACCTGTATTTGTAACGGTAATATTACCCGTAGCAGCACTGACACTAATACCACTACCTGCTGCAAGTTGTGTAACACCGGTATTATCAATAGTGATAGATTCAGCACCACTGTCAACACTCATGGAGATTGCAGTGCCACTAATTAAATTAATTGTATCGGCAAAATCATCTGCCTCTACCCTGTTTCCTCCATCAACCTGTACGGCCTTGAAAAATGTATTTTCGTCATTGATAATGAGATCAGTACCAACCGTTGATCCTTCGGGTAGCGTGATTGATCCGTCTGGATTACCTCTAATCTGCGCCGTTCCTAACCAAACTCCGTTGTCACTATTAGCATCATCATCAGTATACTGACCAACATACAGAGACTTCCATGGTTTTGCTTCACTACCAAGATTAAGTGTTGCTACTGAGTTTGGAGATACATTTGAATTTAAGTTTTCAAAATCAATACCAGCATATTCTGAAAAGCCTTGTACCTTACCACCACCTGATGAATATGCATCATAAGTTGTGCCATCCACACCGGCTGTTAAATCTTGATCTGTATAGAGTAAAATTTCAGTTAAACTTTCAACCTTTACAAATAATTCTCTATTATCTAGTTGTGAGACACCAGTATCGTAAATAAAAACTAATTGTCCATCTGTAAAATCATGTTCTTGTGTTGTAACAATTCTTACTGGATTGCTTTCAGCAGTGTTTGACTCGATGTGTGCGATATCTAATTCTCTTTCGCGTGCAAGGTTTGCACCAATGATGGTAAAGTTTTCATTTACCTTATCAAAGGCTTCCTTAATTCTGCTCCACACTAGTGGTGGATTGCCTGGATTAATATTATTATCGTATGCCATTATGATCTACCCACCGCTATTTCAATTGTTCCTATATGATCGCTATCGTAATCTTCGATCGCCTTTCCTACTATTGTTCCTACCCTAGGATCATCGCTCACGGTTGCCACGCCATGTATCCCTGCCGTTACTAATATGTCACCCTTCTTAATCTTTCCTACTACCTTGCAAGGAACCCTACCAACGAGTGCAACTAGATTCTTGTGTCCAGGACAAGCAGTATACATCACGTATGCCGCAGTGTTTGACACAACACCAGCAATTCTCTTGTCCATATTGGTGTTAGTTGTTGTGACTTCCTTGTCACCACCGAATACTAACACCGTTCCGACTTCATATTCCTTGTCACCCTCGTAGTATTCTGCAACGTCTGCAGAGTATGTTGCCTCAAATCTTGATTCGTTTGGTGAACTTCCTGTTAGGCTCCATCTACCAGTAACAGTACCAGCGGTTGTATTGCCGCCTGTTGTTAGTGCCGCAACCTGTATGCTGGATGCAATTATGGGAGCATTAGCCAAACCGTTCTGCGTTCTAAATGTGTGAGTATCGTTATCATAGTACGAAGCCTTGTCAGCGGCTAGTGATCCATCCTGTAGGAAGATACCTCCACCGCCTGAACCGCCACTACCACCATATGTGTGAACCCTTACGAATCCTCCTGAGCCGGATGTTCCTGAATCAATTGCTTCAAACCCATCTATGTTGTACTGTTGGGCGTCTATGATTCTACCACCAAAGTCACCGTTTGAATCTCTTCTAATGAGTTTGTTTGCTTCTACAACAGTGCTTGAACCAGCCGCGTAATTAATTACTGCATAATCACTGTCTGATGTTCCTGAACTAGCATTCGTTCTTGCTAGGAATCCAACACTACCAAACTGTGATTTCTTAACTGATCCACCCGCATCGACCACTGTGGTAAACGCAATGTCGGCGGCATTTCCTGTGGTAAGTGCAGAGTTACCTAGAACGCTTTGTGCTGCAATCTGTGCCAGTGCTGTCTTAGGAGTTCCATTAGTTTTTAATTGAACCCAACCATCAACAACAGTAAATTGTGCTGAATCAAAACTTGAAACACCTAGTGTTCCTTGTTTTGTCTGCTCGTCACCAGTTGGTGCAGCGGCAGCGGTAGTTGCCTTGTTCATGTTTAGTTTACTCTGAACAATGGCTCCTGAAGTAAATTCTGTGTTATCAATCGGTGCATGAATGTCAGCATTTAAAATTACATCTGGTTCAATCTGTGCGTCAATTGTGTTTGCTGTTGAATCTATGTTAAGTGTAATATCACCAACCACGGAAGCATTGATGGCGTCATTACCCACGCCAGTGAACACCATGATGTCATTTGCCTTAAGATCCGTAAAGGTAAATTCCTGTAGGTTAGCATAGGTTAA